GGTAAAGTAGAAAAAGAACTTAATACTTTGATAGCGAATCTTGTTGTAAAACATCTTCCAAAAGATGTAACTCAAGGAGAACACGAATATGAACTTTGGAGCGACATGAAAAGACATCTACATGGTGATGGTAAAAAATTAAGGTTGGTTATAAAAGATTATTTTGATGGTGTAGAAAGAATTCTTACAAAGAATAAAGAAGTAATGGGTAATATATTTCATAGTTATGCAAAAGGAAAAAGAATGACAGATAATGCATGGGATGAACAAATAGTCAATAATATTGAGATTACAAAAGTACACGTTTGGAAAACTGGTCGTGATGATGTATGGGGCCCGGATGAGATTGGGCAACATATTACAGATGTAAATAAGTGGCCAATAAAAGTATGGGATGCTTCTATAGAGATAGAAATTTATACAAGGGAAGTTGCTAATGCAGAAAAAAGAACAATGAACGGATGGAGTAGGAAAAAATGAAAACATTTCAAGATTTTATACAAGAAGGGGTCAATGACCCAGGCATATTCAAAGCATTCTACACTGCTGGTGGGCCAGGCTCTGGTAAATCTCATGTTGCTAGAGAATCTGGTGCTCGTGATGTGAATCCTTACGGACTAAAGGTAGTTGATTCAGACCCACTATTCACTAAAATGTTAAAGGATGTTGGTATGGCAACTACACCAGAAGACATATATTCAGATGAAGGTCAAGCCATGCGAGACAGAGCCAAAAGTCTTATCTCTAAACAAAAGGATACTTATATTGATGGTCGTCTTGGACTCTTGATTGATGGAACTGGTAAAGACTTTAACAAGATAAAGAAATCATCTGATAAGCTTAGAGGTATAGGATATGATACCTATATGATATTTGTCAATACTTCTTTAGATGTTGCTCTACAAAGAAATGAAGCCAGAACTAGAAGTCTAGATGAGGATGATGTGAAAAAGATGTGGAATGCAGTCCAAAAGAATATGGGAAAATTTCAGTCCTATTTTGGTAGAAGTAGTTTTCTCTTGGTAGACAATAATCATGCTGGTGATGATGTTTTCACCAAAGTATTTGTGGAAATTGGAAAACTAATTGATACAAAACCAACCAGCCGAGCAGCAACTGCTTGGATAAAAAATCAACACGCCATCAACAGAAGGGGTTGACAAATCCTAAAAGTTGTGATATAATTATTATATTGACTGACATTTTATTTCCTACATTATGAGTATTATTATTGACACAAAATACCTGAGTCTTCTTTCTCCACGATTAGACCGCTTTAAGAAAGTCAGAGACTATCTCTGGAACTTTCGTTGTCCTCAATGTGGAGACTCCCATAAATCCAAATCAAAAGCAAGGGGTTATGTCTATCGTAAAAAGACAGACCTTTTCTTCAAATGTCATAATTGTGGTGCAGGTCAGTCAGTAGGAAATCTTATCAAAGACCTTGACCCATATCTCCATAAACAATATATCATGGAGAGATACAGAGCGGGTGAAACTGGTAAAAGAAAATCTAAAGCACCAGAGTTCAAATTTGAGACACCAAAATTCAAACCAAAGAAAACTAATATAGATTTACCATCTATAGAGTCCTTACCAAAAGAACATTACGCAAGAGTTTATTACGAAGGTAGAGAAATCCCTCAGCAATTTATGGATAAAATCTTCTATGCAGAAGATTTCAAGAATTGGGCCCTTTCGGTATGTCAAGGCGATTACTCAAATTTGATGGGTAAAGAACCACGACTAGTGATACCCTTTTTTGATAAAGATAACCAACTTATCGGAGCACAAGGGCGGGCCCTACAAGAATCTAAAGTTAGATATGTAACTATTAAGGTACATGAAGACGCACCAAAAGTGTTTGGACTTGAAAGGTGGAATTCAGACCAACATACATATTTGGTAGAAGGGCCAATTGACTCGCTCTTTCTTCCAAATTGTCTCGCAGTGGCTGGTGCAGATATGTCTGATTTAGGTATCCTTAATAAAGATAAGACTACACTTATATTTGATAATGAACCAAGAAACTTTCAAATAGTAAGAAGTATGATAAAGTCTTTACAAGATGGATGGAGTGTGGTTATCTGGCCAAATTCAATTACTTGTAAAGATATCAATGACATGGTTCTAACCAGTATAAAGGATGCTCGGTTAGTTGAAATTATAAATACAAATACTTACTCTGGTCAGCGGGGTGAGTGGGAAGTACATAGTTGGAAAAAAGTTTAGGTATGAAAACCATTCATCAACTAGGATTTGTAAAACTCTTAGATGTGATGGGTGATGATGAAGAAGTAGAGAACTCTGCTCGTATTAGTTATGGAGAAGGAACAAGAAAGGTAAATCAAACGCGGAACCTTATCCGTTACCTAATGAGACATAAACATACCTCACCCTTTGAGATGTGTGAAGTCAAGTTCCATTTGAAATTACCAATTTTCATTATGAGACAACTCGTAAGACACAGGACGGCAAACCTGAACGAGTACTCTGGCCGTTACTCAGTGATGAGTAATGAATTTTATCTGCCTGAGGGTGATTACCTCGCCAAACAATCTACGACAAATAGCCAAGGTAGGGGAGAAGTCCTCGAGCAACAAGGTTTATTACAGTTTGAATTCAATAGGATTTATGATGGTGCTAGTATGGCATATCAAGTTCTATTAGAAGAAGACCTTTCCAGAGAAGTAGCTAGAGCGGTGTTACCCGTTGCTAACTATACTGAATGTATATGGAAAATTGATTTACATAATTTCTTTCATTTTGTAAAATTGAGATCTGATAGTCATGCACAGAGAGAAATTAGAGACTATGCAGATACAATGTATGAGTTAGTGAAACCGAATTTTCCTTTATGTTGTGAAGCATTTGAAGATTATGTACAAGGAGCAACAACATTTTCAAAACAAGAAATGGAGGTTATTAGAGAACTTTTATCATATACAGATGCAAAGGCTGCACTAGCAGGAATGAGTGTTAAGGATGTTGGTGTTTTAGAGAGTAAATTAGGAAAACGAGAATCAAAAGAATTTTTAGAAAAAATACGAAAAGGAGATACAGAATGAGACTACCAACCATTTATCAAGAATACATCCACCTATCCAGATACGCTAGATGGGATTACGATTTGGGAAGAAGGGAAACATGGGATGAAACAGTTGGTAGATATTTTAACTTTTTTACAGAATGGTTGGAAGAAAAAAATGATTACAAGTTAGAGAACGGAGAACGAGTCGAACTAGAAAATGCAGTCAAAGAATTAAAAGTGATGCCTTCAATGAGGTGTCTTATGACTGCAGGGCCAGCATTAGAAAAAGAAAATGTCGCTGGATATAATTGCGCTTATATTAAAGTCGATAGTCCAAGGTCATTTGACGAAATCCTTTATGTGTTGATGAATGGAACAGGAGTGGGGTTTTCTGTAGAACAAGAACACACTAATCAATTACCAGCAGTTCCAGATGAATTATATGATACTGATACTGTAGTAGTAGTTGCAGATTCAAAGCTTGGATGGGCTAAGGCATTTAAAGAATTAGTATCATTGTTGTATGGTGGTCTTATTCCAAAGTGGGATGTGTCTAAAGTAAGAGAAGCCGGTGCACCCCTCAAGACCTTTGGTGGACGGGCATCAGGCCCAGCTCCACTAGTAGATTTGTTTAAATTTACAATAAATACTTTTAAGAACTCTTTAGGGAGGAAATTACATCCAGTAGAATGTCATGATATCGTATGTAAAACAGCAGAAATTGTGGTTGTTGGTGGTGTTCGCCGTAGTGCTCTTATCAGCCTGTCTAACCTCAATGACAGGGAGATGCGATTTGCAAAACATGGTGAGTGGTATACACATAACGTGCAAAGAGCACTCGCAAACAACTCTGTTAACTATAAAGAAAAACCAGACGTTGGTACTTTCATGCGAGAGTGGCTCAGTCTCTATGATTCTAAATCGGGAGAACGAGGAATATATAATGGCATGTCAGCCAAAAAAACAGTTGAACAATTAAATGAAAGATATAAAGATGGAGATGGAAAATTTATTACTAGACGAGCTACCAGAGAGGACTTTGGCACAAATCCATGCAGCGAGATCATTTTACGGTCACGAGAATTCTGTAACCTCTCAGAGTGCGTTGTCAGACGAGAAGACACTCGCGAATCTCTCAAAGAAAAAGTTAGAACTGCGACTATCCTTGGCACATTTCAATCAACCCTTACCAATTTCAGATATCTCACAAAAGAATGGGAAAAAAACTGCACCGAAGAACGACTTCTTGGTGTTTCACTTACCGGCATTTTAGACAATCCTTTGACCAATGGTAGAAAAAAAGGATTGGAGGAGCTTCTAGATGATCTCACAAAATTTGCAGTCGAAACAAATAGAGAATGGGCAGACAAACTTGGAATCAAAAGAGCTGCAGCCATTACTTGTGTCAAACCTTCTGGTACTGTTAGTCAGCTTGTTGATAGTGCTTCTGGTATTCATGCCAGGCATAATCCTTATTATATCAGAACTGTAAGAGCGGACAACAAAGACCCCCTCTGCAAAATGATGAAAGAGGCAAAATTTCCAAATGAACCAGATGTAACTAAACCAGAACACACAACTGTTTTTTCTTTTCCAATGGAAAGTCCTAAAGGAGCTGTTTGTCGAAAAGATATGACAGCGATTGAACAATTAGACCTTTGGACAAAATATCAAAAACATTGGTGTGAACACAAACCATCTATTACGGTTTCTGTTAAAGAGCCCGAATGGTTTGATGTTGGTGCATGGGTGTGGAACAATTTCGATTCGATTAGTGGTATTTCATTCTTACCTTTTAGTGAACATACATACAGACAAGCACCGTATCAAGATTGCACAAAAAAAGAATATGATGAATTGTTGGTCAAAATACCAAAAAAGGTAGATTGGACAACATTGTCTAATTATGAACAGCAAGATTATACGATAGCATCACAAGAACTTGCCTGTTCAGCAGAGGGTGGGTGTGAAATTGTAGACCTTTAATTGGAGAGACATGGAAGTTGAATTGGATGTAGACTGTAATAATTGTAATGCGAAATATACTATGATGTACGAAGCAGATGACATACGATCAAGACAAGAAGAACATGCATTTCATTGTGCTTTTTGTGGAATATTAATGGAACCTTATTATGACGAATTTTTTGAAGAAGATTAAATTTGTCGCCGGAATTGATTATTCATTAACATCGCCCGCAGTATGTGTAGCAGAAATAATTGATAATGAGATTAAATTTGAAAATTGTAAGTTTCATTTTTTGAAACAGAACAAGTCGCATAAATCATTGGGTAAGATATTTGCATATGATTATCCAGAATATACGGATGACATTGATCGATTTAGTAAACTTGCATCTTGGACTGTTGAATGTATTCGATGGTTTGATGGCCGAGTAGATAAAGTTTACTTGGAAGATTATGCATTTGCGGCGACAGGCAGAGTTTTCAATATTGGAGAGAATACTGGAATACTCAAAAAACAACTCAAAGAAGAT